TGAAACGCAGGCTTTGACCATGCCGTTTCAGTTTTTCAACTTTATGCTTGGCGCAACCAACCGCATTACAGCCGGTATGTTCGATCCCATGAAGCAGCATAGGCTGGTAGGCGGGATGGCTCTTATAATGCTTGGCTATGCATCGCTCAAGCTTAAGAAGTTTGGCCAGCCATGGTGGTTTGAGCAGCGCGACAGTGCCGAGATATTGCAACGCTCGATTGATGCGTCTGGCTTGTTCGGCGTTTATGGCGAGGTAGCTTATGTAGCCACACATGCTGCTATTGGCTCTGGCATGCTTGATCCTGATGACAGCTTGCTTCGCCCTAAATACAACCCCGGCATTGATGATGTGTTGACTGAGCCGCTTGGTGCTGCTCCCGGCATGATCTGGGCATGGGCCAAGGCTGGACAGGAGTTCTTTAATGGCAATGACACCGAGGCGGCAAGACAGTTTGGATACAACTTCCCGACAACGCCGCTGATTTCTTTCGCACAAGATTGGTTCCAGTAATGTGCGTGGCATACTGCATTAGTGCATGATAAGAGGCAAACATGACCATTAGTCTTTCAGATAATAATCCGCGTATTTCATACAGCGTATCAGCTGGTGTAACGCAGACATCTTTTACGGTTCCATTCGAGTTCTTTGATCTCGATGATCTGAATGTCTATGTCGATGGCGTACAAAAAACCAAGACCACTGATTACACGCTGGCATCTGGAGGTAGCGGATCTACAGGCTCGATTACAATGTCGGTAACTGGCGCTACTGGTGGCAGCACGGTTGTTATTACCCGCGATATTGATCTTGAGCGCACAACTGACTTCCAGACTTCTGGTCCATTTAACATTGCATCACTGAACACAGAGCTTGATCGCTTTACCGCCATTGCTGCAGAATTGCAGGATGGCATTGATCGCTCTTTGCGTTTGACCGATTTTGATGCTGCAGCCAATTTGACTTTGCCTGATGTCAATACGCGCAAGGGCAAAACACTTGCGTTCAATGCATCTACTGGTGCTGTTGAAGCTGGCCCAAGCACGGTTGATGTTCAAACTGTCGCGACAAACATTACTGCTATTCAGAACGCTAGTGCCAACGCTACAACGGCGACAACAAAAGCCGCTGAGGCTTCGACATCTGCATCAAATGCATCGACATCTGAGACAAATGCGGCAACGTCTGCCAACAATGCGGCAACCAGCGCGACTGCGGCGGCTAACAGTGCGACAGCATCGGAAACGGCACAAACAGCAGCGGAAACGGCACAATCGGCGGCTGAGACAGCGTTGGATAACTTTGACGACACTTACCTTGGTGCAAAGTCTAGCGACCCAAGCGTTGACAATGACGGCGACGCATTGGTAGCTGGTGCGCTGTACTTTAACACAGTTTCAGCGGAGCTTAGAGCATACTCAGGAAGCACTTGGGTAGCGGGCACAGCATCAACCTTAACAGCACTAAACTTTTCTGGGGATGGCTCGACAACAGCGTTTACTCTTGCGGCGGCTCCGGCCGGTGAGAACAATACCCAGGTATACATTGATGGTGTGTATCAACAGAAAAATACATATTCGGTATCCGGCTCTACGCTAACATTTTCTGAAGCACCACCAACCGGAACTAACAACATCGAGGTCATGCTGATTTCTACGGTTGCGGTGGGTACAACAGATGCTTCGCTGGTCACTTACACAAACAGCAGCGCTGGCGGTGTTCAGCAAAACTTAGATGACAAGCTGCAAGAGTTTGTCTCAGTCAAAGACTTTGGCGCTGCTGGTGATGGTGTGACTGATGACACTGCGGCTATTCAGGCTGCAATCACAGCAAGCAAGAACGTCTTTATACCCGAAGGCACATACAAAATTACATCTCAGTTAAATCTGCCGTCGTTCTCAACGGCTGGGAACCCTTGGGATGAAGACAACCCTATTCGCATTATTGGGGCGGGGCCGAACATAACGAATTTGATTTACACTGGAACGGACGCCTACGCGATTGCGACTAGCACGATTGACCAAACTACAAATCGTGGACAAAACGCTGGAGTTGAAATTGCTCAATTTGCGCTGACTGGTCCACAGGATTTCTCAAACTCAGCCCACGGAATTGGCATCGGTAACACGAGACGCCCTTATATTCACGACTTGTGGGTCAGGGGCTTTCCGGGCGGTGTCGGCATTAAGTTTTATGGGCATCAGAACGGTGGTGTATTTGGCGGTCGCATTATTGGCTGTCGATTTGGAAACAACAAATATCAAATCATCAATGGGAATACGTTGTACTCTTTGGATGATTTGAAAACATACTCAATGCGATATGCTATCTGGCTTGACGGCCCATTTGAAACAACGGGCAAGGTCAATGACACGTTTATTTCTGACAATCAGGTTTATGACTTTTTGATTGGGGCAATCAAAATTAGTGGACACGGAACGTACAATCCGGCCACGGGCGATGGAAGCTCTGCAAATACATTGTCTATGTCGAATGTCTTCTTCTCTGAGGGTGGCCGCAAGATGGAGGAAGGCACTTTAACAGGAACGCCAACCACTACTGTACTTGCATTGCGGCAGTCGGATGTACTTTACACAACAGATGACGCTTTGAACGGCTTGTATTTAGCTGTTCGGGACAGCAGCAATGTTTGGCATCGCCGGTACATTTCAGATTTTGTGGGGTCTACGCGAACCGTTACGGTTTCAAGCGCGTTTCCATTTACGCCGAGTTCTGGCGATAGCTATCGCGTTGGGTATGCAGATGCAACTGCACAATCTGATTTCTCTGACCCGATTGCATTGCAGCACGGTTTTTTCTGGGACAGTGAATACTCGGCTCGTAGCATTGGCGATTATTTAGAGGAGACAACGCCTGTTGTTTCCAGTCTTAATTCAAACGGAGACTTTAGTTTTGTTTGTCCAGAGGATGTAGTCAACGACAACGTCTTTGGCATCCGTCAGGATGGTTCGTTTTGGGCACCGCGCTTATCTATTGCAAACAGACCTCGAGGTTCTGCTCAGATTCCAGCGACAATCATTACGAATGACATTTTGCTCATGCAATCTGATTCGCAAGCAGAGAACTATGGAACACTGGGACGATTAGAAAATCAAACTGGCAGCGCGGTTGCGGTTGGTGATGTTGTGCGGATGAAGTCAAACGCTCAAGGTGCTGTTAATAGCATTGCCTACACATCAACCCAAGCCATTCATGTTGTTGTTGCGAGTATTCAAAAAACTTCATTCGCAGACACTGAAATGATGACCTATGCAATCAATGGGCGATGGGATGTAAAGGTGGATGCAGCCACCAGCATTGGCGACTTGCTAATGCCTCAAGCTGGCAATGTCGCAACGCCATTATCGAAAGGCTCTGCAACTGCTGAAGATGTAGCAAACGCAATCGGCTGTGCAATTTCGACATCTGCTGGAGCAGGGACAGTTAAAGCAATGTGCCGAGGTTGGTAAGTACAACTAATGTTAGCCGAACTTGCAGCCGCCAACGCCGCCTTTGCCGTTATCAAACAGGCAATAGCAAACGGCAAAGAAATAGCTGCTGCCGGCAATGCGGTCGCAGAGTTTGTCGGTGCGAAGGAAAAGCTTCAGCAAAAAGCACAACGAAAAGGCGGCGGCTCTGACCTCGCTGAGTTTATGGCGCTCGAGGAGCTAAAATCTCGTGAGAATGAATTAAAGCAAATCATGATTTATGCCGGTCGCCCAGGACTATGGAATGACTGGCAACGCTTTCAAGCCAAGGCCCGTGTTGCGCGGCGTGAAGCTAAGATTGCCTCTGCTGTTCGGCGCAAGAAGATTGTCGAGGGCATCATAATTGCTGTGTTTGTTCTCTGCTTCATTGCCATTGTGGGGTCGCTCATTGCGCTGATCCTTCACGCACAGGGTAAGCTGTGAATGTGCGTTTTGTTTCCTGCATTTATGCATTAGCTTACTGCACATGGACACTAAGCAAACATTAGATTTTGTTGCCGTTGGCACTACGGTTGGAACGCTTGGTGAAATGTTGCCGCCTATTGCTGCGCTGTTCACAATCGTGTGGACGGCGCTTCGCATTTATGAAACCCAAACCATTCAGAGGATGTTGAAGCGTGATACAGGTTCCGATGATCGATCTGATTCAGACCGGATTGATCCTGACCACGATAATCATGCTGGCACGTAAATAATGCTGCCAATCATACAAGCTATTTCCACGCTTGGTGGAGCGTGGATGGAATCTCGTGTTGCCAAACAAAAGGCCAAGACAGCTATAGCTGAGAAGGTTGCAGCTGGTGAAGCTGACTGGAATCAGGTCTGGGCAACAGGCGCACAATCAAGCTGGAAAGACGAGTGGCTTACCTTGTTGGTTTCGTTGCCGCTCCTGATGGCTTTCTTTGGATATGAGGAACAGGTGCAGCGCGGCTTTCAGGCGCTGGAAGCCATGCCGGATTACTATAAGACAGCGGTTGGTGTTGTGTTTGCTGCCAGCTTCGGCGTTCAAAAACTTACACAGATGTTCAAGAAGTAGGAGCAAGGCTTCATGGATATTCAGGCTCTCACGGATTTGGTTGCAAAGCATGAGGGCTTACGCCTTACCATGTATGAAGACACGGTTGGTGTGCCAACGATTGGATATGGTCACAATCTGCGTGAGCCAATATCCGAGTTGGCGGCTCGTCAAATTTTGCAAGACGACATAGCTATCGCTGTATCTGAACTTGATGAGCGCATGGAATGGTGGCGCGATCTGCCGGAGCCAGCCCAGATTGTATTGGCTTCGATGGTGTTCAATCTTGGCTGGCCTCGTTTTTCTCGTTTCAAGAAAATGCTCCGCGCTTTGGAAGATCAAGACTTCTTCCGTGCAGCGCGCGAGATGCAAGATTCGCTTTGGTATCAGCAAATCAAATCTCGTGGTCCTGAACTCAAACGCATGATGGAAACTGCCAATGCCCACGCCACGTTTGACTGAAGAAGATCTGCAAGCAGCATTAACAGCGGTAAAAGAATTTCCCAACATGGCTGACGCTGCGCAAAGCCTTGGCATTCCGCGGACTACATTGCAAAGCAGGATAAGAGAAGCGCAAGCGCGCATACAATCGGATGCGCGTAATTACGATGTACCTCCATTGCCAACAGATGACCTACCTACTGAGGAGATCGTAGAGCATCTTACAACGCGATTTAAACGCCGTATGGAGGCGAAGAACGCGCGCAAATGGATACCAGTCAACATGCGCTCAGACGCCCCCATAGGGCTTCTATGGCTCGGCGATCCACATATCGATGACAACTTCTGCGACTGGCCTACGCTGCGGCGTCACATCGCTGTCATTCAGGAAAATGATGCCGTATATGGATGCTCGCTAGGCGACCACCAGAACAACTGGATTGGTCGTCTGGCACGACTCTACGATCATCAGGACACCAGCCACAAAACAGCATGGAAGCTGGTCGAGTGGTTAATCGACAGTATAAATCCGCTCATTCTGATTGGCGGCAACCATGATATGTGGAGTGGTGCTGGCGATCCGCTCAAATGGATGACCGGTCCCCACAGTATCCAAGAAGATTGGGAAGCTAGGGTCTGCATAAATTTCCCTAATGGCAGGGAATGCAGAATC